CACAGGCTCTGCCACGGCGGGCATCCGGTGCTGCGCTGGAACATGGACAACGCCTACGTGCGCACGGACCCCGCGGGCAACCTGAAGCTCGACAAGGAAAAATCCACAGAGAAGGTAGACGGAGCCGTCGCGCTGGTCATGGCGCTCGACCGGGCGCAGCGCAATCTGAATGGCGGAAGCGTTTACGATGAGCGCGGTCTGCTGACGCTTGACTGGTGAGGTGATCAAAATGCCCAAAGCGCCAAAACGCCCCTGCCGCTATTCGGGATGTCCGAATTTGTGCGACAAGGGCGTTTACTGTTCCAAACATATGAGGTTTTCATCCGACCGAATGCGCGGCGGTGCGGAAACCCGTGGCTACGACAGCCGCTGGCGCAAGGCCCGCGCGGCTTTCCTGCAGCGCAACCCGCTGTGCAATGAGTGCATAAAGCATGGCAGGCTTACACCGGCAACGGTGGTCGACCATGTGATTCCGCACCGGGGCGACCAGAAGCTGTTCTGGGATGAAGACAACTGGCAGGCGTTGTGCAAGAGCTGCCATGATCGAAAAACCGGTCACGGCTGCTGAAAACAGAGATTGCATACTGACTGCTGTATCTAATGTCGTTCAATCATCATTCTGAGAATGCGCAGCATCATAATTCTTGATGCCTTGTATAAGTTCTACTTTAGCTTTCTCAAGCTCAGCCTTGGATTGAGCACGCTTTTCCTTGAAATAGTTAATTATCGGGACGACAGATATACCAATGACGAATGCTGCAAGAATCACTGGAATCATCTGGAGTCTTCCCTTACTGGCTCCAGACTCTATCAGTTTTTCTACCAACTTCTCTGGCCCACCAACAGAATGAGCAAGTTTAGAAAGCTTTGCATAATTCCACATGTATAGGTTCCTCCTTGCAAACGTCTTGCTTCATTATATCATACAAATACCCATCATACATAGGGAGGTCACCATGAAAAATCCATTTCTTGGCTTGTTCCGTGCCCGTGACAAGCCCCGCGACGCGGTATCAGCCGCGACGACGTTCTTCTTCGGCTCGTCCGCTTCCGGCAAGGCGGTGAACCCCAAGAACGCCGTGCAGGTGTCCACGGTGTACGCCTGTGTACGTGTCATCGCGGAAACCATCGCCAGTCTGCCAGTGGGCGTGTATGAAACCACCGCCAACGGCAGTCAGAAGTCCATGGATCATCCGCTGTACCGCCTGCTCCACGACGAGCCCAACCCGGAAATGACCAGCTTTGTCTGGCGGGAAACGACGCTCAGTCACCTGCTCCTGTGGGGCAACGCCTATAGTCAAATCATCCGGAGCGGAAAAAGCCATATCCTCGCCCTGTACCCGCTCCTGCCCGACCGCATGGAGGTGGACAGGGACAGCAGCGGCAAACTGACCTATACCTACACCACCACGGAGGGCGGCACGGTACAGCTTCGCCCGGAGGACGTGCTGCACATCCCCGGCCTGGGTTTTGACGGCATCATGGGCTACAGCCCCATCGCGTTGGAGAAAAACGCCATCGGTCTGGGAATCGCCGCCGAGGAATACGGCAGCACCTTTTTCAAGAATGGCGCTCGCCCCAGCGGCATCCTGACACACCCGAACACCGTCAAAGATCCCAAACGCCTGCGGGAAAGCTGGAACGCGGCCTATGGCGGCTCTTCCAACGGTTCAAAGGTCGCCATTCTCGAAGAGAACATGTCCTTCACGCCCATCTCGCTGCCGAATAACGAGGCGCAGTTCCTCGAAACGCGGAAATTCCAGGTGGAGGAAATCTGCCGGATCTTTCGTGTGCCGCCGCACCTGATCGGCGATCTGAGCCGAAGCACCTTCTCCAACATCGAGCATCAGTCCATCGACTTTGCGACGCATACCATCCGACCGTGGCTGGTGCGCATCGAGCAGGCCATGAACCGCGCCCTGTTCTCTGAAAATGAGAAAGCCGGGAGCCCCGGTGGCAGGCGCTTTTATGTGCAGTTCAACCTCGACGGCCTGATGCGCGGCGACTACAAATCCCGCATGGAAGGCTATGCCATCGCCCGGCAAAACGGCTGGATGAGCGCCAACGACATCCGGGCTCTGGAAAACCTGAACCCCATCCCGGACGAGGAAGGCGGCAACACCTATCTGTGCAACGGCAACCTTGTGCCGGTGGCACTCGCGGGCATTTCCATGGCCGCCGCCGCGGTGTCCGCGTTGGAAGATCAACCTGCTGAGGAGAGTCAGCAGGAACAGCCGCCGCAGGAACCCCCAAAATCGAATAAACGGACAAGGAGGAATGCCCATTGAGGGAACTGAGCCTAAACGGCTACATTGATGAGGAGAGCTGGTTCGGCGATGAAATCACACCGGACAGTCTGCATGAGCTGCTCTATGGAAAAGACAACGCCGCCGCGGACGATGTGCACATTCGTCTGAACAGCTATGGTGGGTCCTGCAACGCCGCCACGCGGATGTTTGACGACATTCGCGCGTATCCCGGCAGCGTGAAAATCACCGTTTCCGGCACCGCGGCTTCCGCCGCGACGGTTCTGTGCATGGCCGCGGACCGGCTGGAGATGACGCCCGGCAGCCTGTTCATGATCCACGACCCCAGCACGGTGGCCTATGGAAACGAGCGCGATATGGACGAAGCAAAAGCCGTCCTGCGCGCCTGCAAGGAAAGCATCCTCAACATGTACGGCACCCGCATCCGCATTTCCCGTGACGATGCAGCGGACATGATGATGAAAACCTCGTGGATGGACGCCAATGAAGCCTTTGAAAAGGGCTTTGTGGACGGCGTGACGGAAACGCCCGCCAAGCTGCCCACGGACAGCGCGGGACACAAGGTATCCCTGGATACGGCAAAAGCCGGAGTTCAGGCCTGGTTCGATCGAAAGACCAGGCCTTTTTCTGTGCAGCGAACGCCCCAAAGCACACCGCAGCCCGCCTGTGCGGAGCAGTCCAGGGAACCTGCGCCCGCACCGGATAACCGCGTGCGGGTTTTCGCCACCGATACACGGCTGGAACATCTCAGATTTTAAGGAGGAGACTCGTATGAACCAGATTCTCACCATGCGCGAAAAGCGCGCTTCCTTGTGGGATGCCGCTAAGAAGTACCGCGACTCCCACATCGGCAACGACGGCACCATGTCCGCTGAGGACGCCGCTGTCTATGACCGCATGGTTGACGACGTCGACCGCATGAAAAAGGAGATTGACCGCCTGGAGCGCCAGGAGGCCATCGAGAATGAAATGAACCGCCCGACCGCCAGCCCCATCCTGGGCCGCCCGGAAAACCCCATCACCGGAGAGGACAAGAAGGGCCGCGCGTCCGATAGCTACAAAAAGGCGTTCTGGCAGAACATGCGCAGCAAGAGCGTGTCCCACGAGGTGTTCAACGCGCTGCAAATCGGCACCGACAGCGAGGGCGGCTTCCTCGTCCCGGACGAGTACGAGCGCACACTGGTCGATACCTTGCAGGAAGAGAACATCTTCCGCAGGCTGGCGCACGTCATCTCTACGGAATCCGGCGATCGCAAGATCCCTGTGGTCGCGTCCAAGGGCACGGCCAGCTGGATCGACGAAGAAGCGGCGTATCCCGAAAGCGACGACAGCTTTGGGCAGGTTTCCATCGGCGCGCACAAGCTGGCGACCATGATCAAGATCAGCGAAGAGCTGCTGAACGACTCAGTGTTCGACATGCCCTCCTACATCGCTCGAGAATTTGCCCGCCGCATTGGGGCCGCCGAAGAAGAGGCCTTCTTTACCGGCGATGGTACCGGTAAGCCGCTGGGCATCCTCGCGGCGACCGGCGGCGCGCAGACCGGCGTGACTGCCGCCAGCGCAACCGCCATCACCATGGACGAGGTCATCGACCTGTTCTACTCCCTGCGTTCCCCCTACCGCAAGCGGGCCGTGTTTCTCGTGAACGACTCCACGGTCAAGGCGATCCGCAAGCTGAAGAACGGCAACGGCGATTACCTGTGGCAGCCCAGTGTAACGGTCGGATCGCCCGACATGCTACTGGGCCGTCCGGTGTACACCTCCGCCTATATGCCCGCCATCGCCGCCAGTGCCAAGAGCATTCTGTTCGGCGATATGGGTTACTACTGGGTGGCCGACCGTGAGGGGCGTTCCTTCAAGCGACTGAACGAGCTCTATGCCGCTACCGGTCAGGTGGGCTTCCTTGCCTCCGAGCGCGTGGACGGCAAGCTGATTCTGGCTGAGGCCGTTAAGGTGCTTCAGATGAAGAGCGCGTAAGGAGGATAAGAACGCATGGACCACACGGCAAGAAACTTTCACGCACACGGCGGAAGCGAATGGGTCGTCGGCGGAAAGCTGACCTTCCTGCCCGGCGCAACGGTCGAAGGCGCGGAGGGGCTGTTCGATTTGCCCCCTGGCGGCGGAGCCAGTTTGCCCTATATCGCGGAAAGCGAAGCGGCGACCGTGGCCGCCCTGCGCGCGGACTTCAACGCCCTGCTGCTCGCCCTGCGCGAGGCGGGCTTCATGCGGGAGCCCTCCGGTGATGCCCCGTGATCGTGACGCTGGATGAAGTCAAGGCCCACCTGCGCATCGACCACGACGCGGAGGACGCTTACCTGGAAAGCCTGATCCGTCAGGCACAAGCCGTCGCGGAGGATTACTGCCGCGTGCCGTTTTCCGAGGAAGCGCCCGAGCCTGTGCGCCTGGCGGTGCTGCTCTTTGTGAGCTTCTACTACGAAAACCGGGATGTGCCCGACCGCACGACATATGGCACCATGATGCTGGCCTTTCAGAACCTGCTCTACCCCTATCGCGATCCCGAGAAGATGTTCTGAAAGCATTCTGTAAGAAAGCGGGGTGAAGCTGCTTGCGCGGTTATAAGAACTTTGAATCCGATCCGCATCCCGGCGATCTTCGTCACCTGGTGGAGATCGGCTACACCGAAAACACCGTCAACGAAAACGGCTATCCTAAGCCGAACGACATCGTGGTCTGCAGGACATGGGCCAGCGTGGTGGACGCGGGCAACCAGCACTACCGCGCCGCGGACGTGATGAACACCGAGCAGGTGATCAACTTCACCATCCGCTACCGGGACGACATCAAACCCGGCATGTGGGTGCGGTTCCGGGGTGAGAAGTGGGACATTTCCACGCTGGGCGAATACGCCTTCAAGCGCACGTATCTAGGCCTGAAGGCGTCGCTTTCCAAGGGGGTGAGCGGCTGAGACAGGTCCAGGAAGCCCTCAAAGAAATCGGCATCCCCGTCATGGCGGGCGTGTGGCGCGCGACCGGCCCAAGCCAGAACCCGCCCACGCAGTACGCCGTGTATTCCACCACCACCACGGAAGCCGCCCATCAGGACGACCGGGTGACGGCCTACCGCACCTATGTGTACCTCAATCTCTGGAGCGATATCGACCCCACCGACACCGCCGACCGCATCCGCGCCGCCATGTACGACGCGGGTTTTTTCATGGTGGAGGAATCGGACAAGGGCTACAACCAGCCCGCATACGACACCGCCACCACGCAGTTCACCGTGCAGTGGACGTGGTGTCTGCAAACGGAGGTGACGGCAAATGCCACTTGACACGCAGGGCTTTGACGGCCTTGCCACGGATATCGCGGGCCTGGCCAGCCGCATGGACGCGGACGGCGCGGGCGCGCCCGTGGCCCGCCGCATCCTGGAAGCCGCCGCCCAGCCCATCCACCAGCAGATGAAGGCCAACGCCTCCAAAGATCCCAAAATCATCACCGGGGTGCTAAGCCGCTCCATCCGCATCGGCCCGGTGAAGAAGCGCCGGAAGAGCGGAAAGAGCATCACCATCGGCGTGCACCGCAAGGAGGAGGGCGCGTACTACGCCACGCCCGTGGAGTACGGGCACGGCGGTCCCGCGCCCGCCCCTGCGCATCCCTTTATCCGTCCCGCCTACGATACCCGCGCGGATGAAGCCTACGGGATCATCCGCGACGGGCTGCGGGACGCCATTGACCGACTGTAACGATTGGAGGAATCGACCATGGCAACCCCTACCGCATCCCCGCAGGTCGCCTCGACCGTGGGCCTTAAAAACGTGGTGATCGCGCCGCTCACGGAGGACACTGACACCAGCCATACCTATGGCGAACTGCAGCTGGTGGCGGGCGCGATTGAAGCGACCATCACCCCCGACAACACCGACCCGGATATCCAGTACGCCGACGACATCGAGTTTGACGTGCTCTATCCCGATCCGGAGCTGACTTTTTCGACCTCCATGGCGGACGTGCCGCTGGCCATCCAGGAGATGATTTTCGGCAACCAAATCGACGACAACGGCGTGCTGGTGCGCACCGCGTCCGACCGTCCGCCCTACTTTGCCGTGGGCTTCAAGTCGGAGAAGTCGGACGGCGCGTTCCGCTATGTGTGGCTTTACAAGGTGCGCGCCAAGCCCATGACGGAGAGCTACAAGACCAAGGAGGGCAAGACCATCACCCGCCAGAACGGCTCCGTGGAGTGGACGGCCATCAAGCGCACCCACGACGGGCGCTATCAGGCGGTGGCCGACGAGGGCCAGAACGGCTTTGACGCCTCCAAGGCGGCCACGTTCCTGGAAACGGTGTATGAGCCCGCCTTCACCACGGAGCCGTAACCCAAACGCACGCCGCTGCCGGTGACGCGCCGGCGGCGGTGCGCGTTCCCCGCGCAGAAAGGAGGGCAAGCCCCATGATTACCTGCACCCTGAACGGAAAAAAGTATGCCGTGGACTTCATCACAGGCCGCGCGCTGCGGGAGATGGAACCCGCGGCGAAGATGTACAGCCGCATCGTCGCGCTCTCAAGCGCCGCCCTCAAGGGCGAACCCCCGGAGGACGCCAAAGAGCTGTCCATCGGCGAGGCCATGGACGTGATGATCCGCTGGTTTTGCATCCTGTTCGGCAACCAGTTCACGCTCGACGACGTGCTGGACCACTACCCGGTGGACCGGCTCATGCACGACATCGCGCTGGCGCTCATGGCCGTGCAGACGCAGACGACGGAGATTCTCGGCGAGTTCCCTACGAAGGCGGCGAAGGCGCAGGCCCCGGCGGAGACCGCCTGACGCTGCCTGATTTCATCTATTCCACCTACAACAGCCTTCTGGAAGCCGGCTGGCGCATGGACGAGATCGACCGGATGGACCTGCCGGGGTTTCTCAGGATCCGCGCGTGGAACGCAAGGCGGGAGGCGGAAAAAAAGAAACCCCGCCGACGCCATATCGACGAGGTGTGGCCGGATGTGAAGCCATAAAGCTCATTCGGACAGGAACAGCGCCCGGAAACTGTCCTGACGCTGGTGAAGGATGCGGACGACAAGCACTGTACTTTCCATGCACACATAGAAGACGCAGTAATTTTCGCAGATCAGGTACCGATACTCGGTATGTACCGCGATCAGCGCATCCAGAGGTTTGCCGCGACCGGGATGATGTTCCAGCGAGGAGACGCTCTTTTTGAGCTGGGCAAGGATTCTCCGCGCCGCGTCAGGGTTACAAAGCTCGTCGCGGATGTAATCCCGGATGGAAACGAGGTCGTTCCGCGCTTCTCTGGAGACGATCACACGGGCCATGTCAGACCTCCAGTCCGTCAAAGGCTTCATCGACGGTCAGGCCGCCCTCTTTGTGATAGGATTCAATCCCTTTGGACAGCTCTGCCAGAAGGCTGACGGTCGCCTGCAGCTTTTCATATTCGGCAAGGCTCTGCACGACATATTTCCCGCGCCCGTTTTTGGTCAGGTATACGGTGGCGCCCTGATCGCAGGAACGCAGCACTTCACTGTAGTTTTTCAGGTCGGAGATAGGGACGATGCTGGGCATGGAATCAGCTCCTTTCCGGTCTTAGTATACCCGTATTTACCGTCAAATTCAACCCGAAATTCAGCGGCAATTCATGGCCGCTTCTTTTGATGCGATTGGCAGGTGAGAGAAGATGAGCGAAACCCTCCGCGACCTGGTGGTGTCCCTGTCGCTTCAAACAGACAACTTTACCCGCAACATCCGCTCTGTCCAAAAGCAGATCGCCGAGGCGGAGAGCCAATTCCGCCTTGCCGCCGCGGGCGTGGAGGGCTTCGAGCAGAGTGCGGAAGGGCTGACTGCGCAGCTCTCCACGCTCGAGCGGCGGCTCACGCTTCAGCAACAGGCTGTCACGCAGTACGAGCGCGCGCTCACCGCCGCCAACGACAAGCTGCAGGAGTGCTTTGCCCGGCAGGGCGACTACGCCCAGCGCCTCACCGACGCCAGAGCCGCCCAGGAAGCGCTTAAGGCACAGGTGGCCGCCGCCGCGCAGCAGGTGCGCACTTTTTCGCAGACGCTGGGCGACAGCGACTCCGCCACCATCGCCGCGCGGGCCAATCTGGATGCGCTCAAGACCGAGTACCGCGCCTCCACGCAGGAGGTCAAAAAGCTCGCCGGGCAGAACACGGCCCTCCAAAAGAGCACGCAAAGCGCCGCCGACGCGGTAAGCACGGCAAATGTCAATCTCAACAACGCCCGCGCCGCCGTCCGGAGCACACAGGCGGAGATCACCCGTTGCAACCAATCTTTGCGTCTGGCGCAGACGAATTGGGACGCTGCGGGCCGCTCCATCGACGAGAGCCGCGCGGCCATCGCCACCTTCGGAAAGCAGATCGCTTTGGCCGAGAGCCGCTTCAAGCTCGCCACCGTGGGCATCAAAGAGCTGGATACCAGCGTCGCGGGGCTTGCGGCCAAGCAGACGCTGCTCACCGAAAAGCTCGATTTGCAGCGCCGGAGCCTTACGCAGTACGAAGCGGCCCTGCAGGGCGCAGAGGAACAGCTGCGGGCCGCACAGCAGGCCAACGACCCGGAAAAAATCCGTCAGGCAAACGACGCGGTCATCGATGCGGAAACCGCGCTGAACCGGGCCAAAACCGCCGTGGC